ATCATCGGAGGACAGGGCCGCACTTATGGCAGAGATAAACGCCACCCGTGATTTCAGAACCGTCAACGAGATTAGGCATTTGTTGGGCGATAAACCGCTAGCTCCGCAAGATGGCGATGTGATTTTGCGTAGCTCTGGAGTCACGCCGGTCCCGGTCACTATCCAACAACCTGGAATATCAATCATGCCATTCTTGAGCCTCAGAGAAGAGCTTTCGGAGTCTGAATTGACAATGCTAGAGCGGAAATGGCTCTTTGAAACCGACCATCACGAGAAAAAAATTAAGAGCGCGGCGCAACGCTTCTTTGAGGCGCAACGCCAAGAAGTGTTGCATAAGTGGAGAAGCCTCAGCGCCCCGCGTGAAATAAAATTGTTTAACAAGAGAGAGTGGAACGAGAAGTTTTTTAGGTATCTCCACGACCCTGTGCGTTCTGCTTTCGTGGCATCATATATGAACGGACTGCGCAAGGAAAAAAAGGCGGCGCTGTTTGATGAAAGCTCCGATGAAGTGATCAAGTTCTACGAAGGATTAGCGATCACGCATCAAGGGGAGCTAGTCAATGAAAATACTATGCAGAAGATAGCAGAGGCGATAAGGAAAGGGCTTGAGAACCGCGAGAGCGTTTCTGAAATAGCAGAGAGGATTGAAAGGGTGTTTGCTTTGGCGTCTGGGTGGCGTGCGATTACTATCGCAAGAACTAGCGCGGTCGGAGCATCTAACGCAGGCTTAATTCAAGCGTGGTCTGAATTTGAAACCCCTGTTCGCCCAGTCTGGTTTGCAATGCTAGACCACCGCACGCGTGATCCGCACCGCTCTGCGCACCGGCAAGTAGCAAAAGGTGTAAAGGGAGATTGGTATTTTGTGGTCGGTGGAGAGCGACTGAAATATCCGGGCGATCCAGATGGAAGTCCGGGCAATATAATCAATTGCAGATGCACAATGATTGCAAATATGGTATAATAGATAAGCAGAGAGAGGTGAAGATGGTTGAACAGAAGCTTAAACAGGTGATTAGAGACGCCCTACTTGATATGTTAGTGCCAGTAGTTGAGCAAATCAAAGGCGGACCAGGTTCTGGGTTGACAGAATTATGAGCATTCTCGGCATCCAGAATTTATATTCAGCCAAAGAAATAAATGCGGTAAAGTCCATAGTTGAGGAAATGCTTGCGAAATGATTAAAGGTATGCTAAAATCCTGAATGGAGGTAGCTAAAAATGGACAATCAATTTGGCATCCCAAACGATTTGGAGCATAAGGAAGCCGACCTGCTTTTTCTTGACCCTGTCTTGACGCCAGAAGGCAAAGCTAAAAAAGAAAGGGAGCTTTGGCTCAGAGTGTCTACTGCTTCAAGCGATTTGCGTGGGGATGAGCTTGACCAAGACGGCGCGGACATAAGCTATTTTGAGAAGTTCCGTCCGATATTCTACAACCATAACTACTCCGATCCAAAATATCTTATTGCCACTGCCACAGAGATTAAAAAAGACGGCAAAGGCTGGCTGGTCAAGCCGAAGTTTGACGATGACGAGTTCGCCCAGAGCATCAAGCGCAAGATAGAGAACGGCTTAATCAAGGGTGCGAGTATAGGATGGAAGCCAATGGACTTTAAGTGGAAGCCAGATGGTATCGGGCGTCAAGTCAAAAAATGGAAGCTCTTTGAAGTCTCTTTTACACCTCTGCCAATGAACCCTGAAACCGAAGCTATCTGGAATAGTCAAGCGAAGCAATCAAAAGATGCCCTACCAGAAGGGACGATCCCGTTTGAAGCTCTTGGGATGATGCCAGAGGATACCGCGTGGGATGAAAGGGAAATCAGCGGAGTTGATGCTGGAACAATGAAAAAAATTTGTGCGATAGAGGGGCGTTTCCCGCATCATAACTCTAACTTGAAATCGGTTTGGTTCGCAGTCAAGTCAGCGATGGACTCTCTGATGACATTAGAGGATACCTTAAACATCCCAGAACCGTTGCGCAAGTCCGCATATGATCATCTGGCTGGGCATTTCAGGGAGTTTGGAAAAGATGTCCCGGAATTTAAGACCATAGAAACTCTGCTGGCTGAAAGAGTGATTGCTCAAGAGAAGCGGATTGGAGAACTAGAGTCTCTTATCACTGAAGTGGCAACACAAGAGCTTTCCGCTAGAAAGTATGCAAGTGAAAGCCAGGAACAAGAAGAAGATACTTTTGACTTGACAAAAGCAAAAGAGGCGTTCAAAATAGCGTTTAAGGACGAGCTTGCAAAAAAGCTCGGAGGAATAAAATAAAAATAAAGGGGAGGTATAATCAGATGCCAAACGAGATAGTTGAAAAAGAGAAAATCACGCCTGCTACTGAGCTGAACCAGGCGATGATCCAGAACTGGGTGAAGGAAGCAATGAAGGACATTGAACCTACCATCCAGGAAATGCTCACAGTGGAAAGGGATAACGGAGTTGCCGGAAGCGGTGTGTCTGGCAAATCTGAGGTCGTATGGTATTCCAAGACCATCGGCGGGGTTGAGCAGGATAAAATCCCGCAGTTCAAATCCCTGTCCCCAGAAGTCAAGGATTTCATTAAGGAAATGAGAGACTTGGTTCTGTTGGGCGAAAAGAAGGCGGCACAGGATGGCACCGATCCGTATGGCGGAATTCTGATGCCAGAGGAAGTTGAGTCAACGATCATAGAGGCGGTCTATGACAAGTCCGTATTACTCCCGCTCTGCACCCTGCGTCGGACTACACGGGACACATTGAAGCTCCGTAGATTAAAACAATCGCTTGACCCAGAGACTGCACTTTCATTATTCGGCGGAGTGCAGTTCTCTTATCTGGACGCTGGAGAGGAAATCGGGGAAACCCGTGCCGAGTGGGAAAACTTGACAATGGTGCTCCATAAAGTCGGAGCTATCGTAGTCTTCCCAAACGAGCTTTTGAGTGATAGCGACATCAATGTGATGAACTATCTGACCAACTTATTGCGTCGCTCTCACGCATATCTCTTTGATTATAACATCCTGAACGGGAGCGGTATCGGGCGTCCTCTGGGAATACTTAACGATGACGGCACGCTGTCTGTTTCCCGTGAAACCTCTGGGAAAATCTCTTATAACGACTTCCTTGCACTGGACAAACGGCTTTTGGAAATCTTCGCTAACCCGGTCTGGCTATGCCGTAAATCAACTTGGATGGAAGTAGTTTCAAGCCTGATAACCGCTGAACACCCGGAGATATACTTTGACGCAAGAGGGAAGACTGCTGGCGGATACCCGGTAATCCAGAACATCTGCTCGGCAAATGCTGGCAGTCTTGGAGACTTGGTATTAGCCACGATGGAAAACTACGAGTTCTTGCTCAACGATGAGTTCCGCGTGGACACAAGCATCCATTACAAGTTCGCCACTGACCAGCCGGCTCTTCGGGTTATCACTAGGTTCAACGGAATGTTGACTATCCCGCAATCGGTAGCCGTCCTATCCGCATGAGGTAAAAACCGATGCCAAGTGAAAATCCGATTGTAGAGGTTGAGATAACCGACCGCGGTTTAATCGGTAAAACGATTGAACTCCGACAGGGGCGGTTTACTCTTGATAAAAACGGGAGATTGGTCGGCAAAGTCATCCGCAAGATGAAACTAAACGACGCCAAATGCCTTGAGCGGGCGAAAAAAGGGATCATTATCAAGAGTTCTGGAGACAAAAAGAACGCCCCTACAGCTCATACAAGGAGGTCTTAAGATGGGAAAAATCACAAAATACGGAGCAGGTGCTCGGATCAAATGCGGAGGCAGGACATATAAGTTCAAGAGCAAAAAACAAGCTAGAAAATTCCTCGCCGCCGTGCATATCAATAAACACTAAAAGGGAGGTATGAAAAAATGGATAGTCTCTTTTATCAGGTGAACGACAAGGTAGCTCTTAAGCCCGATGCGGCGATCACTGAAAGCACTGCAGGATCGGCGCTTGACAGGTTAGACCCAGCTTGCGAAGACATCAAGCTGGTCATTAACTGCGGAACAATCTCTGCTGGGACATTCACCGTCAAGCTAACCGAATGCGATACCGCAAACGGGACCTATACGGATGTTGATGTCTCAAAAGTGCTCTCTGAAAGCGGGACCGGAACAGAAACATTTACATCTACCACTGACGATGTTGTTAAAGTGCTGGCTATCAAACCCGGAGTATCAACTAAGCGTTTCCTTAAGCCATACATAACCGTCAGTGGGACATCCCCAAGCGGGTATATCGCCGCTACTTGGCAGACTGGCAAACATCGGGTTGCGCCGATTAGATAACCCCTTGCTTCCGAATTGGTCGGGGGGAGCCACCAACCACCCTCCGAAAAATCCCCCCGACCGAATTTTTTAAGGGAGAACCAATGGCAGGCGAATGGGTTACGATAGAAGAGCTCAAGACATATCTTGGGTTTAAGAGTCCATCAGAGCCATCGCCCGATGACCAAACTCTGGCTGATTGCGAGTCTGCGGCTAGAAACTGGATTTGCCGTGCGCGTCTTGGGAGAACACAAATCGTTCAGCCTGCTAATGATATTGTTGAGGTTCACGATGGGGATGGAAGCCAAGTGATCTGGACGAAAGAATATCCGATTGCCAGCATAACAAGCATCGTTGTAGATGACGAGATAATCCCAGAAATAGACGATGATAATGAATACGGCTGGCATATTCCAACAGGCGCAGAAAAATTTGGGAGGATTGAGTTGAGCGGGTATGTATTCACCGAGGGTATCCATAATGTAGTAATCACATACAAGCCCGGCTACGCGACACTCCCTGATGATTTGAAAATAGCTTGCGCACGGATTGCTATTGCTCTATTTAAGCAATTCCCTTATCTCGGAGTTCATCAGAGTGCAGGTGAATTAAATATCCAGATTGCGGAAATCTCGGATAAACTTGGGACAGACTTGTTGCTCAAACCATTCGTGAGGTTGCGAGGGTAATGAATTACCAAATCAGACCAGCAGACCAGGCAAAAATAAAAGAGATAATGCAGAAGATTGATGCATTGCCGAAAAAAATCAAGAATTATTATCTCCCGGGCACCTTTGAGCGCATCTCGCTTGACTACCACGAGGCAATGGTTGAGCGTCTCTCTCGTCCGGGTGGGGGTATCGGAAGATGGGTTTATTTGAGAGCGCCCGGCACGCCTGCGTTTAGGCGTGTAATGCAGACACGAACCAACAAAAAAACAGGACAGATTATAACACGGAGCGTAATGAAGCGCACTGGACAACGCATCTGGCATAGACCGAGTCTGCCTGGACAACCGCCAGCGGTTTTATCAGGACGATTGCGTTCATCTGTGCGTGAGATTAAGAGCAGAAAACCGCTTGGGCTGATCCTGCAGGTTGGTGGAGAGCCGAAAATCAGGAAAGCTCTTGGGATGGTGAACTATGCTGGCAGGCTGGAGTATAAGCTAAACAGACCATTTTTTCGCCCAGTTATAAAACTCCGTCTCCCAACTTGGATAAAATGGCTTCGGGAAACACTGGCAAAGGCGACTAGCTTGAAGGAATAAAGATGGCGATTGAAAATCAAACCGGTAAAACAATAATAACTATTTGCGATGGTGGGAAGCAAATAGATCGCTTTGAGTTTGAATACCACCCTTGCGAATGTGAACAGAGCAAAAAATCAGGGAAGCGTGAAATCAGGCGGTTTGATCCTGAAGCTCGCACATATCAGCTAGTTCAACATTATAAGAAATGTGATTCTAGGGGCAATCATAGATGACATTAGAAAAACAAATAAGTTATTCTCAAGCAACTCTTAATCCAGAAACTGAACTGGAAAAGTTTGAGAATAATTCAAAAATAAGGCTCAAACCTTTGAATAATCTTGGTGCTCTTTGGCATTGTGATGATACTGATGGGTATGTTTATGGTGATTCAATTTATACGATTTCAATTAAAGATACCTGTTATGGTTTAAGACTTCACGCAATAGGTGGATATACTTATACTCAAACAACAACAAAAAAGCTAGGGACAAGAGCGGTTGTAAGTTATCGTGGTGGGTTAGCTGGTCATCTACCAGCTGATATTTTACAAAATCCCCCTAAATCTTGGACTGTAGAACTATTTTTCAGATGGGATGATATATTATATGCAGGCAATTATTTTTTATTCGGTCAATGGGATAATCTCCGTGATCAAGGAAAACTTTGGAGGTTAGTAGCTACTACTGATGCTACTGCTAATACTATTACTGCTCTTATTTTTGAGATGTATGATAGCACTGACACTTTAAAGAGTTTTACTGTTACTTTAGGAACTCCGCTTCAACCAAATACTTGGTATCACATATCAGCTAGTTATAATTCAGAGACAGGTATTGCTAATATATTTGTAGATGGAACAAGTATAGGTTCTCAAAATCTAGGCATAATGAGGTCAAGCCCGAATAAACAGGCATTGACTTTTCATTGTATAGTTCAGAACGGGTCTTTAAATCAAGCATCAGTTTATAATAATAATTTTTATGATGAAATTTGTATTTGGAATTATGCCCGCTCTGCGAATTTTACTCCGCCTACTTCTCCAATTATCCCATTCAGTATAACTCATCCGACAGCAACTGTTATATTGGATAGCGGGTATATAGACACTAATTGGAATGTTAATTCTTTGACATTTTTTGATGAAACCTATTGGAATTCAGGTAATCTTAAAATCAGAGGATCCGCCGGAAATACAGAACCAACATTATCCGGCGACCCAATGACACTAGCTGAGTTCAGGAACTATGGTTTTATAACTGGGCGGTATCTCAAACTAGAATTCACTTTTATCTCTGATGG